CCAACAGGGTTAGCGATAACCGCGGCAGCAATGTTGCCAGGCACCCAGTTAGCCCAGTCAAAGTTACTAGGCACGTTTACTTGAGGCACTGTCGGGTCGTTACTGTTATCGGCTTTACTTAGACGGCCTTGCTTCAAGTAATACTCGGCAGAGGCGCGACCAAACTCATAACCAGTCGCCCACACCTTAGTCAACACTTCCGAAAGTTTGTCGTTATTGAAAATGATGTGGAGTTTCACCCAGTCAACAGTTTGCTTACGAGTCCACAAATGTGATGGTGAGGCTTGACCCCAAGCTTGAATAATCTTAGAAACATCCCACGAGTCAGCCAGCGCAGACTTTATTGCAGGAGCAAAAGTCTGGCCCACGCGGTCTTGCGCATCCCAAACTTGTTTCATTAGATCACTTCGTCGATAAACCAGTGAATTGCTTCGTGGTCGCCTACTGCTGCGAACTTGTTCAGAGTGTCAGCGTAAGAGGTTGGTAGGTGTGCGAACTCATAGTTGCGGGTCGCAGGTTTTGGTGTTTCACCTTCGGACTTAGCAGCATAGCGTTTCAGCCATTTTTTGAAGTTGCGGATTTCGCGGTTTTGGTTAGCGAACTTTGCAGCATCGTCGGTTGCGTCGACTTCTGCCGGTGCTTCTTCTTCAACGGTTGGTTCTTCGACAGCGGTTTCGGTCGCGGTTTCTTCCGGCTTATCCTCAACAATTGCTTCTTCATCCTGAGCCGAACCATCAGCTTCAGAGCCAGTACCAAAAGGCAACAAACCATCAGCAGTAATAAAGAACGTACCGCTAGGGGTTACAACAATTGGGTAATCGGCTTCTGGGCTGTCTAGTAGTGGCATACCTTCTTTGGCGCGGGCTTCGTTGATAGACAAACCGCCACGCTTGAACACAATGTCATCAGCCTGAGCAGTTGCTAGAGCATCGACGCGTTCGGAAGGTTGGAACTTGAACTCAAGCTCACGAGGCATACCCAAGAAAACGTATGACAGTTGCGAAAGCATTTTGCCAACCCACTGCGAAAGTGGCACTAGGCCAATAACCTCAGAGGACTGTGCTTGACCAGCCTGATGACCGGAACCACCCAAACCGCCCTTAGGTGCCATACCAATTTCAGTAGGCAAAACACCAAAGTGACCACAAATTTGTTCAATAAGGAACAGGTCCATGTCTGACTTAAACTTTTCGTCATACCCTTGCGACTGCCAAGGCTCAAAACCGCCAGGCAACATAGTGATACGTTTACGCGAAGGTGTTTGACCAGCCAACAAATCGTTTAGCACGTTCTCATAAGCACGCAACTGGTCGGGGGTGTAGTCGTCACCAGTTTTCATAAACATTTCAGGCATAGTGCCTTCGGTGTATTCGGCGCGTAGCCATTGTTGGTGGCGCAAATAAATGTCGGCTACTGGTAGGGCGCGTTCGACCGGTGATGATCCGTAGACGGTGTTGGTGCGACGGTTACGAACCATGTAAGCCAACTCGTCAGAGGTGAACTCTCCGTCAGCTTGTATTTCTTCGTCTGGGGCGTTGAACTCTGAGCGTGGGAAACCGTAAAGGATTTGTTGGAACGCTGGGTATGGGTATTGTGGGCGCATACCGCGGTCGTCAATCAAAGGTTTGATGGTTGAGCCGTCTAGGATTTGTAGAGCCAACAGTTCGCCGCCAACAGTCTTTTGTGGCCATACAGCAACCGCGTCAAGAACCAGGTTATCTTCCAGGAACATTGATAGCCAGTCGGTGAAGATTAGACCGTTGCTAATGTCCGGTACTTCCCAGAAAGTTTTGAGGCGAGCAATTTCAGTTTGGTATTGAGTCTTGGCATAAGCCATAGCTTTGTGATACGACTTTTCGCCAGTTTCTGCCATAACCTTTTGCACAGCGTCATCGGACAAAACAATATCCCAGTCAAGACCGGTCATCTTGTTTTTCATAACTTCGATACAGCGGCGAAGAATGTCAATCTGGTCGGCAGCCGAACGCAAAGTTGAGAAAGGCACCAAACGGGTTGGTGTGATGTTAATGTTTTGCGCAACTTGGAATTCGTAGCGGCGTGGGTCTGGGCGACCATCTTCACGAACAGCGTTGATAGCGCCAGGCACAATAGGTTGACCTGGGGCGAATGGTTGGCTTGCCCAGTTAGGGTTGCGGGTTAAACCGACTGACTGACCATACTGCGATACAGCTTGTTGGATCATCGCTTCCGTTACAGGGGTAACAGTTGGCGCGGCTTTAGCGATTTCTCCGGCTACTCGTTGAATGATGTTGTCAAAGATACCCATGCGCTTATTCTCCTAAAGCCGTATTACAGTATTGGCAAACTTGTGCAGCCATAATGTTTGGTAGTCGGCAAGACGGACAAAACTTTGATAATGCTGCTAATCCCATAATAGAGCCTTGCTTATCCATCAGTTGAGTTATTGCCCACACCATAGCGTCAAGTGCGTCTGGTGAGCCTGGTGAGGCTATTGTGTAGTTCGTGAGTTGGTCCTCTAGTTTGGGGAAGTGTCCGACCATGTGGAGGCGGCCTTGTTCGGATAGTGAGGCGATGGGTTCGGCTCGAACGATTTTACCGCGGGTGGCTGTAACTTTTTTGAATGACACGTTTGGGTCGACTTGGCGTAAGAGTAGTTCGATCATGTCGCCGCCATTATTTGTTTCACCAATGATTCGGTCAGCTCCGTGGCGGTGGTATGCGTCTACTGCTACACGCGCCCAACCATCAGGAGTAGCTTTTAAAGTTAAGTCCTCTAGAACGTAGTAGTGGCCGTCGTTAGACACACCGGCTACGACGATTCCGGTTTCGTCGCTGGAGTCGCCTGAGGTTACTGCTGGGTCGACACCGACTACGATTCGGGCGAGTGGGGGTGGTTCGGTTACGCGGGCGTTGTCTAACAGTTCGCGAGTCCATAAAGCACCGTCCACTTGGTCGACGATTTCACCGTAGAGTTCTTGGCGGCCTAGCCTTGTGCCTTCGTATTTTGCGCGCAACTCTGCTAGTGCGGCGGGTGCCAGGTTAGCGGCGTTATCAAACGTGGAACCGCGAACAACAACCACACCATCCTGAGCCAACAAACCCTTCACCAATTTAGTCGGTCTAGGAGTGGTCGTAATCACAGTCTGCGGATGTTCACCAAGGCGAAGCGCGAACTTGTATTGATCCCAAGCATCAGGTTTAGTAAACGCAGCTAACTCATCAAACCAGCCACCATGAAAGTTAGGGCCACGCAAACGGTCAGGTTCCTCACCCGAAAACAACTTAATACGCGACTTATTGGTGAGCAAGATTTCACCCATAGAACGGTTGTAATTCTCCAACACACCATACTCACGCAACACAGCAACCACACCCGACGGACCCTCAGCACAAGTATCACGAACGTCACCAAACGTCGGAGCAACAACCGCCCACCGAGTACCAGGATTCACCGCAGCTTGCCAAGCCAACCACTCAGCCGCCAAACGCGTCTTACCAAAACCACGCCCAGCCAAAGCCACAAACGTATTCCAGTCGTTACTCTCCGGTGGAAGTTGGTTCGGTCGAGCCTTCAAGTTCGCCCACAAGTGCCGACGTGCCGCTATTTGTTGAACCGGTGTTAGTGGCGGCAATGATTCGGGCGAGTTCGCTTCGGATGTCGTTAGCGTCATAAGTAATCACCTCAGCTCGAATGGTTTGTGTAACAGGAGTATCTAGACCTAACAGTTTGGATCGGCGTTCCATAATTTTGAGCAAAGTGTTTACTGCCGGAATTTCACCTTGCAACACTTCACGCCAAATAGCGGCTTGAGCAATGTCTAAACGCTCTTGCTCGATTTTGCGAATGTCGTCTATACCGTCTGCGACTATGCGACGGTTAGCGCGGTGCCACGCGTCATAAGCAGACATAGGTGCGGAATAGCCTACTGTGTCCGCTATTTGTTGCCAGGTTAGCCCTTGGCGGCGTAGTTCGACGACTTGGTTCTCTTTGTTGAGAACTTCGGTGTTGGGTTTTCTTCTACGACGCGTCATGTTTATAGCATAAAGGGGGGCTTTACTTGAGGATAGCCATAATCTCGTTGATGTGAACCAAACGGTATTCTTGACCCTCATGCTCGAACGGTTGACCAGTGTGTGGGCGGATGATTACCTGATCACCGACAGCGACTTTGGTTTGGTCGGCAGAGATAGCGATAACGGTACCATTCTGTGGCGGTTTGACAGCGGACTGTGGGATTACGAAACCTGATTCGGTTGTGGTTTCTACTGATTCGAGTTGAATGATGATGTTGTCGTTTACTGGTTGCATGTTATTTCTCCTGGTTGATTAGGTCGACTAGTTTGAATAGTTCGGTGCGGAAGTTGAAGCTTGTTGGTTTACGCCACTTCGCCGCATATTCGTTGATGAGCGAAACAATTTTTTTGCGTTCGTCTTTACGGATTTGTTGTTCAGTCATTCGTGCGTTCCATTGATTTGATGTAGTCGATTAGGGAACGGATTTTGGGTAGTCGGAAGCCGGACCAGATTTTGGTGTCGGTTGTGACTATTGGTGCGGCCATGTATCCCAGTTCTTTGAATTCGTTGGCTTTGTTCGGTGCGGTGGTTAGGTCTACTACGTCGTAGATGATTCCGGCTTTGTCGAACTCGCGCTTGGTCATGTTGCATTGGACACAGTTCGGAGTCGTATAAATGGTAATCGGCAGTCTAGGCATTTGCTTTTCTCAATCTCAGGTATTGGACATAATGTTTTTGGCAGAGGCCGCGGGAATGAACTTTGTCGCCACAATCACCCAAATTACAGGCGGTCGCTTTCTCACTAATAGCGTGCTGTAAGTCAGCCCACGTTACACGCTCATACACGAAACCAAGACGTTTGCGTTCACGATAGTAAGCCTGGTAATGATCCAAACATAACCGCTTAGAGTAATGGTCTTTCTCGCAGCTTGGATAGTTGCAGGTTGTGTATCCGCGACCGTTGCCAGCGTATTCGACGAACATGTTTAGAACGGGGTGTCGTCAGTGTTTGGTGCTAAAGGTTTCGCGGCAGGTTTGCTGGAAGTAAACGAAGCGTTGTTGATAGCAACAGTTACTGACTGTCCAGGTTTACCTTCAAAGTCTAGTTTTGGGGTTCCGTCTGGGTTGGTCCAGTTGTCAATTTTGGTTGACAGGTCGCCTGAGAAAACACCGGTAGCACCAAGGTCGAAAGTTACAGGGTTTTGGAACCAAGCGGTGAATCGGCGGTGTTTGATTTCGCCATCTTTGCCTTTGAATGGTTCGTGGATTTCTACGCCTTTACCGTCGAAGAAGATTCGTGCGGCGAAAGCAGAGTCGGTTGTTGTAATAGTTGCCATAGGTTAGCCTTTCGTTACCAGTCGACGCTTTGTTGGGTCGAACTGTTTTGGATGTTTTTTGGCGGCCTTACCGTTCTTGCGTGCGTCGTTAGAACCTTTAGCTGGTGCTTGCGGTTTTCCTTTAGCCATGGTTGACCTCCTAATAAAAGTGTATCAGTTTTTAGTGTTTTCTGTTGGGAATGTTGCGCCTGGATAGTTTAGCGGACTTGATTTGTCGCCGGTCGGCTTCAGACAAGCCTCCAAAGATACCGTCGGTTATGTCGTTGTCAATAGCGTAGGCAACACAAAGAAGGCGTACTGGACAGTTTGTGCATAAACCTTTAGCAGCTTGCACATCGGCGGGCAGACTGCTAAAGAAAATGTCTGGATCTTCAACGTCTTTACAGTTTCCGTCTACCATCCATGGTTCGGGTGAAACAAAATCTTCACTCATGTATTACTTCCCCTATTTCGATTAGTTCTTCTTCAATTTGTTCTTTGGTTAAAAATTCGATTTCCACGTTGCAATACACACCATAAAAATCGGGTTTGTAACCATGTTTACGAATCAAAACTAATTGAATAAGGCTTTGCCATACTTCAGGCTCGCCGGTAAATACTCGACCACCTAACCAAGTAACAAGTTGGTGGCACCCTGGACATAAAGCAACAAGCATTTCGTTTTCTGGGTCATTCTCTTTACCAATCATGTGATGGCTAGATAAACCTTTTACGTCTTTACGCCCGCATAGTTGACAAGTTCTTTCTGCCAGGCCAATAGTGTTTTTTCTTTTGCCGCCGAAATAGCTTTGATCCATTCGGTAATCGTAACCGCATTTTCTTGAGCAATACATTTGTTTACTGTTTAGTGGCCAGAATTCTTTTTGGCAGTGTGGGCAAGCCATTTTAGGTTTTGCTGCGTTGGCTTCCGCGTATTGTTCCCACCATTCAGGGTAAAAACGTTGAATAGCGTTGGCTAATGATTCTATGTCTAAACTATTTTTGCGGGCGTAAGTTGTTGGTTTGTCGCCGGACTCTGTTAATTCTTCGACGTATTGTTTGATTTTGGCTTTCAAATACTTTTCGGTTCGTGGAACTTTTTTGGGTTGTTTGTTGCCAAAGCCGGTGTTGATTTCTAGTCGAGATAGTTTGATGGCTACACTACTGTAAGTTCTTCCGAGCCTGGTAGCGATTTGTCCAATGGTCATGTGGCCCGCAAGTTCACGGAGTTCAGCGTATTCTTCTTCGCTCCAGTGGCGGCCGCTTATTGGGTAGTTCATAGCTTGCAAGCGTTCGTGCACCGATTGCCCGACTATGCCTAATAGTTTGCCGGCTTTCCAGACGGATCCAGTTTGCTGGTATGCCTCGATGATTTGTTCGTTAGATACTCTTTGTTTTGCCATAGTATCTATTCTATCATTATCGGGAATTTAGTTGTTTTTATCTGGCTTAGGCATAGTTACAGCCACCGCCTTAGCAAGATAGTCGGCTAGAACTGCTTTTTGTTCTTCGTTGAGTTGTGCGACAAAAGCGTTAGCGGTTTTGTTAAGTTTTCTTTTTTGTCTGTT